GTCGCACGTAGTTCTTCGTAAAGTTCGCCTCGCATTATCGCCAATACTCGTATAGATTGGCCGTAAGCACACGTACACTTACGTGGTTCGTAGTTATGTTGGAAGGCTGGGTTGCCGACTACTGAGCCGTGCATATCTGCCAGTGCTCCAATGGCCGCCGACAGAGCATTCATTCGCTTCTGCGCGTTCATACGCCCTCCTTCTCAACCGGCCCGCTTACTTCCACTTCCAGGCCGAAGTTATCGTCCATGATTTGCTGGATCACTCGGCGCAGACGATCGCTGTCTAGCGTCAGCTGCTTCAATGTCCTAACGGTCAGTGTGAATTGGAGGGTCATAGCGCCCTCCAGATTTCCATCAGAGTGTCTTTCACCTTCGTATCAGTAGCACGCCGTGCCTCGTACTTGATCTCATCCAGTACCAGGTCTGGGTCGCCGGTGAAGTTCTCCAGACGTTCAACGGCCTTCGTGAACTGCTTCGCGATAGACCACGCTGTCCTCTCATCTTTTATCATCTCAAAGCGCCCCTTCCGACGCTGCTTGAATTATAGCGCGTTCTTTCTCTTACCGCCCGCTCTTTCTTCACTATACTTCTTCATCGCTGCAAGGAACGCATTCTGCCCAGTCTCCTTGGCCCTGAGATTTCTCATTTTCGGCACATCCACAGTGTTGCGTACGATGAAGTGGTGCCGAATTACGTAGCCGGACTTGTTGCCTTGGCGGAGAACGCGGAGAAAGAATTGAAGATACGTGTCATAGTTGTCTGGTATGTCGAAGTACGCAACATTACGCGCGTTGAACTTCTGGAGATTAAGTCCATGCCCTGCCGACGCAGGATGAGCAAGCAGAACAGGTATCAGCCCCTTATTCCACCGGTCGATGTAGTCCGTTGCCTGGCCGCGTGTCGTCTCGCCGTTGATACACGGAACGTCGTAGCCCAGTATCTTGCAGATCGCCGCAACGTCGTGCTTGTAGCCGATGCCGACCAGTATAGGCTCTCCCTGTAGCTCCTGTATCAGGTCACGCAGCGCCTCGACCTTGGCCGTATGCACTACCTTTACTGGCCGCTTCTTAGTCCATCGCTCTTCTGGATCAGAGTCCAGATATACTGATCCATTAGCGATTTGGGCGCACTTCGACCGGGCGCTGGCTGAGCTTACTAGCGGCTGTGTGAAGAGCGTGCTCAGAAGTGAGTTCTCAATCTTGTCATACTCAGCCCGCACCGCTGGAGGTAGGTCCACCATGTGGTTTTGTTCTATCTCCTTAGGGAGCTTCAAGTAATCACGAGCCTCAAGGCGCATCACTAAGGGAGCGACAAGCGCGTCAATCTTCTTGTCCGACCCAGGCAGCATCTCCCAAGATCTCATCTGCCACCCACACGGAAAAAAGAAACTGTTTCGGTAGTGCGTCAGGTACTCACCAAGGCGCACGCCTAGGTCTAGTATGAATATTTGCGCGTGCAGATCTAGGTATGACTTTGGGCGCGGCGAACCTGTAAGAATCACACGGCGCTTGAACGTACGAAGATACTTCCGCAGCGCCCTGAAGCGTACAGAAGTGCTTGATTTCCAGAAACTACTTTCATCTATTACAAGCATGTCCGCACCCAGCAAGTCCATGTTCTTCTTACTGGATGTCAGCCAGGCGATACCTTCTGGGTTTATGACGCAAATCTTATGATCCGGTGTGAGGGCGCGAAGGGTCTTCTCCTTGTCAGACCCGTGTAGAAGCGCTACGTTCATAGTCTTGAAATCTGACCATTCACAGATTTCAGTGGGCCAGACGTCGTAGCAAGCTCGTAGGGGTGCGATCACAAGCGCGCGCTTGATGAGCTTCTTCTGCAATAGCACCTTGATGGCGGCCAAAGAGATCGAGCTCTTACCTAAACCTGGGCTCAGTAGAAGTCCAGCCTGCCCATTCTCCAGAAGGAACTTCAACGCCCGCTGCTGGTATTCATGCGGCTTCCACGATTTTGAGTTAGACCGCCACTCAGCCATTTTCAAGGCAAGAGACTTCGGTACGAGGTCCTGTGTCATACGCCGCTCTCTCCCTCTCCGAATGGCACCCCGTCACGGACGTCTCGAAGCAATTTCGGCCCGAACTCTTTGTCCTCGCACACTACGTACTCCTCAACGTTCTTAGCCAGCACAGTTCTGTGCCACGCAGGCCCATACTTGTCAAGCCCCGATGCGCCGCGCTCCAGGTATACATCGCCATTCAGTGTATTCAGCCCGGCCACACGCCAACTCTCTGCATCGAACTTCACCTTCATCCCAACTTCAAGCATTTTCAATCCTTTCCTTCGCGATTCCGAAATACCTCTGGTCCAGCTCAATTCCGATAAACTTTCGGCCTGTATTCTTGCAGGCCACACCCGTCGTTCCGCTCCCCATGCAGTTATCAAGTACGATACCGCCTTTGTTCGTGTATGTCCTGATGAGCCACTCCATCAACCCGACGGGCTTCTGGGTGGGGTGCAGTTTGCTTCCGCAGTGAATGCTATACTTTAGTACCGACAACGGAAACCTCTTGCTCGTGTCCTTCGTATTCTGCGTAAAACCACGCCGGTCGCCGTCTGCGCCTACGATGCTGTTGGTGTGACCTCCTCCAGTTCGTGGAGACTTGTACGGCGTTCCCTCGGTCATCTGTGGGTTGTAGACTGGCTGCTTCTTGTAGAACACCACGATGTCCTCGTGGCTACGCATCGGTTGCTTGCCGGATAGAAGCGGGTTGCTGCCCTTACCTTTATCCCAGACCAGTGTGTAGCGAAAATCCTTCAGGTTGGACTGTATCAGCATAGTAGTGAACGGCTGCATCGCCATCAAGACCACCGGCCCTTTGCAGATTCGGTCATACTGCTGCCACAGCCGGTCCATACGAATGACCTCGTCCCAGAGTAGCGCTGTTTTGCCGTATGGCGGGTCACACAGCACTAAGTCGACGCTGCCAGCCTTCAACCTCGGCAGCCTAGTAAGGCAGTCGCCGCTAAGAAGCATCATTCCTTACTTTCTTTCTGAGCAGTAGCAATTCTTCAAGCATAGCAACTAGGTTTGATACGATCACGCGCCCCGTGCCAGACGTCTGCAGGAAGGCAATCATGTCCTTGATTTCTTCATCTTGGATGGTGCGGTCTTGCGCCATAGCTCCTGGAACTCCTCCCATGTATCACAGTGCGCCGTGCAGTAGCCAGCTTCTTTCAACGTGGTCAAGTACCAGGACTGTAGGGCCTTAGGCACCTCGCCTCTGGCTTTAAACTCAATGATCAACGGCGCGTAAGGTAGGAAGAATATGCGGTCGGGGATGCCGTCGACCTCCTTCAGTTTGGCAACGACGACACCTTTGAACCGAGCCCACTTCACACAGCGAGCTTCAAGATCTGACTCACGTCGTCCCATCGGCTTCCCTCCTCGCGGCTCGCACGTAGGCTTCATGCAGCCGTTGCAGGCCTGACAGCCAGGTTGCAAGGACGGCAGTATCCACTGGAACGGCGCGGGCCAGTAGGAACAAGTCTAACAAAAGTGACGCCGAGCTACGAGCGCTGAGCGGGGCGTAGTCTTTGCTCATACCGCCTCCCTCACAGCAAGGCTCGTGGTGCAGACCGTCTAGATCTACCGCGAATAGAGTCTTCTTGCATGCACCGCAGTACCAGCACACGAGCATATTACGCGGTTCACCACTGAGTGGAAAAAAATCTATGCTGACTCTAGTGGAGCGGCAGCCCGGCGGGTTCAGCCACCATAACTTTTGCAGCACTAGCCTCTCCATATCTCTCGCCCAAATCCATACGGCTTCACTCGCAATGAACTTCTGGTCCTCGCTCATGCCGGCAACTCCAGACCGACTGGTGAGGGCAAGGCACGCCCGGCGATTCCCTGCATGTCGCCAAACAAACCCGCCGTTCCAGTCAGCATGCGCTCTAGCTGCGTCGACCGCTTAGACCAGGCACGCTGCACAGCTTTCTGCTCAGCGACTAGATCTTCTTGCATGGTGGTAAAGGCCTCTACAAGCAACTCCACCCGATGACGGAACTGTGGGCCGGTGACATAGCTATACACCTCTTCAGCCTTCGATTGAGTGCCCTCCTGGGCCTGCTTCGTGGCGTGCACTCTCAGCAGAGTCTCACGCATGATGATCGCCAAGGGTAGGGCGAACCTCGGCTGAGTAACCCATACGGTCTCCACACAGTCAAACCCCTCTACGTCCTTGGGCATGGCTTGCGTGACTAGTAGGAGGACATCTGCCTTGGCCGCCCGTCCGTCCTCCCGCAACTTGGCGAGCCAACCTGCGCTGAACGATTTCGTTCTTTTGCTCTCCCACAATATCACGCCGCATACTGCGCCGCTGGGCGCAACGACCGTCTGCGTAATATCTGCTCCGGTCACGCCTTTTCCTACTTCTGCTATCGTATCGAACGGGAACTGGGCACGCAACTGGGTCTCAAGGTCGATCTCTTGCACTTCGCCCTGCAATTGCTGAGAACCTTGTTCCGCTTTTTGTTGCGCCTCGGCCAACTTCACCTGCATGGATGCGATTGTGCTTTCCAACTCCATGCGCTTCAGCCGGGCGGAGTCCTCAGCCTCCTTGTACGCCGCCCCTCGTGCAGTGCTAATCGCATCGGTCACACGTCGCTCTACAGTCAAGTCCAGCTCACGCTCACGGTCGGCTAGCCCGCGCTCCTTTCTCAGGGCTTCGGCCTGCGCTGTCTGGGCCTCAGCCAGCTTTGCGTTGAGCTGCTGCACCTCCGCTGCTACAGCCTCCTTCGCGGCGGTCTCAGCCTGCTCCTGGGCTGCCTGCGCGTAGGCCACCTTAGCGTTGAGTCGCCTCAGGTCGCCGTCCACAGAGGCCTTCGCCTCAGCCTCGGCCTGTTCCTTCGCCGCCTCTACGCGCTCCGCTATTTCCTTCTCAAGCGTGGCGGTTTTGGCCGCAGCGGCTGAGCGTGCGGCAGTAGCGGCCCGATTGGCATCGTCCACCCTGCCTTGCATCTCCGCCCTTGCTGCCTCCACCATGGGCGCGGCAAGGCTCTCAGTCAGTTTGATCTCAGTGTTGCACTTTGGGCACTTCACAGTGGGCTCGTTAGACATTCAGCACTCTCCATTCGTGTTCATCAGTTCCTGGGATAGGCGTATAAGACGGCGTCTGCAGGCGTGGTTACTTCGCGGCCGCACCAGCAGCATGGGTCGCCACCCGGCTCCCTTGCCTCACCAGTCTCTTCATAGACGCCAAAGTCACTATCACCTGTGTAGTGATAGCAATGGCCGTTCTCATTACCAGGGCACTTCATCACATCCTCGCTCATCGCTTCCTCTTTCGGTCAAATGCAGTTGCAAAGGCGGGCCTTCGCTTGTTGAGTTTTCTAGTCTGCAGCCAGCGCTTGACCAGCCACCGCTTCAGCATCCAGAATGTATCGAACGGTATCCACATCTCGGTCGGTGGTTGGGCGTACACCTCAGTGATCATCGCGTTTATATCCGACAGTATCTGCGCCGGAGTCTTATCTTCCCAGGTGCTCATTGCTGTTCGGGGCATGGTCCACCAGCCGATTTTCTGAATCGGCAATAACGACAATGATAACCAGTCTTAGCCGGATATTTCGTATCGGACATCATCTGCTTGATACGGCTGGCCCACTCACGCTTCAACGGATTCAGGTCCTTGAGTGTGAACGTCTCAGTCGCGCTTTGGGTCGTGTCGGTGTAAAGATGCTCAGCAATAACCTTCACGTCCTTAGCGCCGCCCGCGAGAAGCCCAAGCTCGACTAGCTGTAGCCCACCAAGGGCGTAGAGACTTCGTTGCTGCTTATGCTCGTCGTAGACTTTTCCGCTCTTCCAATCAGTGATGTGTATCAGCGGCGCAGGCTTCTCCGTCACAGCGCAGACATCGACCTTAATGCGAAGCCAGCAATTCTTCCAGTCGTCCCACCGCGTTGGCTGAAAGTCCTTGGTGAAAGCCCAATCCTGCTCTACCATCGCCTTCAGCTTTCGGTAGCCGGTAAGGCGCTCCTTCACCGCCTTCAGGTCAGGGTGGCTAGCTGTCGGCTTCAGACGGCCGGCAATGTAGTCCTCGGCGAACTTGTGGATGGCGTTTCCCTTGACAAAAGCAGGGTTCGGTGGCTCCACAATTCGAATACGTTTGATCTTGTCGAAGCACACGGCCATGGGACACTTCAGCCAAGAAGTGTAGACGGAATAGCTCCAAGAAGTAAGAGTTGCGAGCTTCTGCGGTACTGTGAATGTCGTTGTTGTCTTTCTGACTTCAGGGGCTGGAACTTTCTTAGGTGCCATTATGCCTTTCTTGTGGTGGTGCGGTTGGCGGCTCTAATTCGGTTACGTGCAAGTTCTACGTATTCGGCGCTTACATCTATTCCTATGAACTTACGTCCTTCTTCTACAGACACCTTTCCGGTTGTTCCACTCCCCATGAACGGGTCTAGAATCGTGTCACCTGCATTACTCCAAGTAGTTACTTGCGTGCGCGCAAGGTCTTCTGGAAACGCCGCTGGATGGCCTGACTTATCTAGCCCTACTGCATACGAAAATATATTAGAAGCTATCTTGTCTGGCACTGCACTGGAACTAGAATGAGCCGCTGTGAATACTCCATCTCCAGGTTTCTGGTGGAAGCGCCCTGGCCTAGAATTCGTGCGCTTTGGAATTCTAAGGGGATTGAACGTACGAGGCCTGCCCTTAGACAGTACGAACATATATTCAAACGCCTGCTCGTAACGATTATGTGTCAGCGGTACGTAATTCACCTTCTCGTAAATCATAGTGTCGTGTAGATTGAACCCTATGTCCATGAACCCTAGCGCCTGCCTGAAGCTAGACCCCGACTCACTCCCGTTGACGGTGGCGTCTCCAACTACCCATACAATTACCCCCCCTGGCTTTATTACACGATATAGCTCCACAGAAGTGTCACTGAAGCTCCAAGCGTAGCCGGTGTACTTTCGAAGGTTATCGTATGGCGGGCTCGTTATAACCAAGTCCACACTAGCCGCAGAAAGTGCCTTCATCTTCTTCACACAATCACCTTGCATAAGAGTCACGGTCTTGTCTAATCCTTCCATTTCTTCAACGACCCCCAGGTCTCACCCGCTTCCCCTTCTGATAGCATAGGAATATCTGTTTCTATGCTAAGCATACATTCACGAAGTATCTTCTGCTCCTCCTTCATAGCTTTTGGCGGCGCGCTAAAGTCAATCTCGTCGTACACAGTGACGATGAATCGACTATTCTTATTCGCTTCGTTATATCGAATCAACGTTTCCTTAGTGACGTCCGCTCCACTTCCTTGGCAGTAATAATTTAAGAGCCGGTAATCGAAAGTCATATTCCGGCCGAGCCGCTCGCTGTACATTGGCGGCTCGCAATAATACAGTCTTTTTCCCCACGTGCAGATTGGCAAGCCTTCTCTGGACAAAGCCTTCATCTGGTCATCGAGTTCTTTGATGGAGGGCAGCGCCGTGTTGATCGCCTTCTGAATAATCTGTGCCACGGGCTTTTCATCTTCTTCTAGCTGCAACAACTGCATCAGCCCAGGCACACCCTGCCCGTACAGTCTGCCAAACACCGCCGCCTTAGCCGTGTCACGGTCGAAGCTATCTCGCAGCCCAGCCGCTACCAGCTGCCGCTCCGCCTCAGCCCGCACCAACTCATGAATATCATAGTCAGGGTCAGCTAAGTAGCCCGCCATCACGGGTCCCTCTTCTGCATTGGAAAATAATCTAAGCTCTTGTCCGGAGAAGTCACGCTTGCCCCACTGATGGCCCTTATCAGGCAAGCAATAAGACCGCATGAGCGGAAGAGGCTGAACCTTCAACCACTCCGGATGGACGTACCCTGCACTGGCCGCCTTCTTCCAAGATTTTGGGACGTTGAGAAAATTCGGTCGGCTGCAAATTATTCTTCCACTGCGGGCACCGCTGGTGTCGTTGCCGCGCGGGCTTCGTACCTGCGACCAGTTGGGGAAGATCATTCCTTTGCCGGCCGTACCGAGATCTAGCCAAGGCTCCGCGAACATGTTAATACACGTAGACATCTGGCTTCTGTACTGTAGCGCCTGGAACACCTGCTTATTCTTGAACTTGTTGATGGTGAGCGTCTTCTTGCTTACGCTGAGGTGACCCTTCGCCGTGCGTTTGAAATCCTGTACAATTCCTTTGTCATACAGAGCCTGCCCTAGCTGCCGGTCGCTGTCGATATTCTCAATGCCAAGCCGCTTACGAAGCCAGACGTCTGTCTTCTCGACGCCCGCCTTCATCGCCGGTAGATCATCAGCCAGCTTGTCCATATCCAGCCGCATACCCACTCTTGCATTCTCAAGAAGGATTGGCATCAACCGGCGCTCTCTG